ATTGAAAAGTCATTTCAAAGACAAGCAGACAGACTGTTCGCAAAACACGATGTCGAATATAGAGACGGAGATAATACATGACTCAATATGATAACGAAGTAGAAAGACAAAGAATTATTCTCGAAGCAGAAGAATGGGCAAAGGGTGTTAAAAGCATTCATGTACATTCTTTTAACTCTATGTGGTATGATGATCACCCAGAAGACACAGATGGTACTCCACGTAAAACTGTGACAGATGTAGAATATAACAATGGTCTTATCGTAAGAAGCAGAAACGGAAAACAAATTCGTAAGTTTGGTATGAAACTCAAAGGCGATGCTTTGATCCAGCAATACGAGAGAGTTCAACAATCTTCAAAACCAAAGTTTCGACCACAGTATGTCTAAACGAAATCCTTTCGACTTTGTTAAAAATGTAAGTTATGATAAAGTCGATATCATGGTTGATGAGGTCGAAGAGAAAGCATATCAACCATTCCTCATAAATCGGGCGTTGTCTTATCACCAAGATGCCGTCTTTCTAGTAAACGAGTTAAACTGTAAGCACGGGTTAGATAACCGTCTTCAGTACTTGTTTTTCATAAATACTCTTAGAAAAAGAAAAAGATTCAGTAAGTGGCAAAAACCATATGAATCTAAGAAACTAGAAACTGTAAAAGATTTTTACGGTGTTTCTACTCAGAAAGCAAAAGAGTATCTTGAACTTCTTGATGAAAAACAATACCGTATATTGAAAGACAGAATGCATACAGGTGGTAAACACAATGGACGAACAGGAAATAGTAAATAGTTTAGTCGAAATATCATTCGAACAAAAAGACGACTTCTTAAAGATACGTGAGACACTCACACGTATCGGAGTTGCATCACGTAGAGAACAAGAACTCTTCCAATCATGTCACATCTTGCACAAGAAGGGCAAGTATTACATTACACATTTCAAAGAATTATTCCAATTAGATGGTAAGAAGGCAACGTTTGATGAATCAGATGTTGGTCGAAGAAATACCATTATTGATTTACTTAAGCAATGGAATCTAATTAAGGTGTTAGACGAATCAAAGATCGAAACACCTAGGGCACCATTGTCTCAGATTAAAATTGTGAGTTTTAAAGATAAAGAAAATTGGAAACTTACTACAAAATACTCAATAGGTAGTAAAAACAACTAAATATATCACTTAGGAGGAACAATTATGTTTCAAGGTATTATAGATTTTGTTATGGGTATATGGAACTTACTTATGATAGTTCCAGTTATTATATCAATATGCTCAGTAGTTGTAGCATTAACACCGACCCCGGCCGATGATAAGTTGTGGGCAAAAGTGTATAAGTGGTTAGAAGTTCTTGCTTTAGCAGTAGGTAAAGCAAAAGACAAAAACCCTCTTTTAGATAAGTAACTTTTATGATAGAATAGTAGTACAACTATTCAGAATAGGAGAAAAATATGGAATATGTGATAATTGGTATAATTGTTATACTAGCAGTTGTCTTCTATGTTAGAGGCGATAGTGACAGTAGTTCTACTACAGTTACAAAACCTGTCTCTAAACCTGCAGTAAGACCAGTTGTAAATGCAGATGCAAACAACAATGGTATTACAAGCAAGGCAGAACTTAAGAAATTAACTAAAGTTCAACTTGTGGATCTTGCAGAGAAGAAGAGTCTGAAAGTTAAGAAGTCTGGCACTAAAGCAGAGATTATTAACTCCATTCATACTCAATTGAAGTAACAACACACTTTAAAAGAACAAGGGTGCTTCGGCACCCTTTTTTTTGTGTCCCGATAGACGATTTGTATAAATAATAGGTGATGGAAGATATACTATTATTAATCAATGAAGTCGGTGTCCCGATTGCAAGTGCAATCGTAATGGCATTCTTTATCTTCCTAACACTTAGATACATCTTAGAGGGTGTATCAGATGATGTGAAGACTTTAACTGGCATGGTTGACATGCTAGAAGACAGATGTAGAGTTATGAATAACGAGATCGTTAAGATTGATTTGCTTATATCTCAATCCTTAGAACTACAACCAGACCTTGATCGAGTCGCCAGAGCAGAGAACTTCGTGGAAGATGGAAGTATTGATGCTAGGAGAGATTAATGGTCGAAGAAGTAATCAAGGTTGTAGACGAATTTGGATACCCAGTCGTCATGTCATTGGGAATGGGTTACTTCATTTACTTCATATGGAAATATGTAACTGAAGAACTAGAACCCAGAATAGAGAAACAAAAGATATCTCTAATTAGATTGATCGATCAAATGAGAATGTTAGATCAGGATCAAATTAGACTTCAGCAAAAACTGAATACTGTATTAGAGTACAGAAAAGCAGAACGTTTAAGGAAGAAACTACGTAATGAAAAACCAGATAAAGTTATTAAGTCTTAGTTTATTAATATCAATGCCGATCATGGCAGATGAAATCAAATTTGGTTTCAAAAATCCCTCATTCAGTGGACAGGGTACAGGTGCCCATTACTTAACCATTGAGAACCAAGAGACATCAAGAAAGAAAGCAATCGAAGAAGCACTCGAATCAGCAAGAAAGGCCGCTGAACGTGAAGCAGAGAATAGTACCCTTGCAAAATTTATTAGGAACTTAGAATCAAGAATCTATGCCCAATTTGCAAAGCAGTTAGTAGAGAGTATGTTCTCAAACGATAATCCTGCGGGATTTGGATCGTTCATGCTTGAAGGTAATAGTATTACATGGGAAGTAATTACAAATGCCGATGGTGCAGAAGTTATAAGATTAACAATTGTAGGTGAAGACGGAACAGAAACAGTAGTTGAGATCCCAGTTGGCACTGGTAACTTCGGTCAAGATCCAGATACAGGTTCAGGAGGATAAAATGTTACGAACACTCTTAGCATTAACATTGCTATTGTCAGGTTGTGCTTCGGTTCCTAAATGGAGTGAAGACCCTGCAGATTGTTCATATGAAACAGGTAAGTTTGATGAAGGTTGGGGCAAAGATGTTTACACAGGTGTTAGAAAGTATGCAGGTTCTAAATTTATTTGTGTAGAGAGTCCAGAAGTTGTAAAGTTACCTGCATATATTGACTTACTTAATTTACCACCTGCTGAAGAAATGCCAATAGTTTCAGTATATAATTTTAATGACAAAACAGGTCAGAGAAAATCAGTTACAAACATAGCATCTTTCTCGACAGCAGTAACACAAGGTGGTGTAGAGATGTTAATCGATGCACTTAAGACTGCTGGTGGGGGAACATGGTTTAGAGTCGTTGAAAGAAACGGCATCGATGCATTACTAAGAGAAAGACAGATCATTAGAAGTGCAAGACAAGATTACGCAAAAATTTCGGGGGAAGAACCCCAAGGTTTACAACCACTACTATTTGCAGGAATGCTAATTGAAGGTGGTATAATTGGTTATGATTCTAATATATTAACGGGTGGACGAGGCGCACGGACACTTGGTATTGGATATGCGAAACAATATCGACAAGATGTTGTTACAATCTCCATAAGAGCAGTTAGTGTTCTTACTGGAGAAGTTTTATTAAATGTACAAACTCGGAAAACAATTTTAAGTTATGGTTCATCGGGAGATATTTTTAGATTTATCGAACAAGGAACACAATTAATTGAGTTTGAAGACGGTGTGGGTAATAATGAGTCAGTGACGTATGCAGTACGTGTTGCCATTGAGGCAGGTGTACTGGAATTAATCTACCAAGGCCATGAACGTGGTTATTGGAAAATAGAAGGGTATAACGAAAATGAAAAAACTAAGTAGTATATTATTACTGATGTCGACAACTTTTGTTTTCGCACAATCCACTGATGATAACGAAATAAAAATCACCCAAACCGGTGATACTCTAAAACTTTATATCGACCAAATAGGATTTGGTAACAAAGTTGGAGGTTCTAATGGAAACGACGGGTCATTGTCAACAATGGCAATTACTGGTGCAACATTAGACTTCAACATCGATATGTTAGGAGACCAAAACAAATTGTTTGGACCTGTAGAAGCAGATAGTTCTAACTATCTCATTGATATTACAGGTGATCAAAACAGTATTGATTGGAACATTGGTTATACAGGTTCATCAGATGATTCGGATATTAATTTCGATATCACAGGAGATAGCAACACATTTGATTTAGATCAAGGATATGTTGCAAGTGCTGAAAGACTAGACGCCGACCTTATATTAATAGGTAGTTCGAATATTTTTGATATTGACTGGGAATCAGACGATTTAACATGGAACTTAGATATAACTGGTGGTTCAAACAATATTAATACATTGCAAAACGATGGTGAGCAAACATTAGACTTCACCTTAGATGGAGATAGTGCAGACGTGGATATCAATCAGATATCTGGTTCATGTGCAACAGGTGCCCCACAGGCATGTGTTACACCGAATGCAACTATTATTCTTGACGTAACAAGTGATAATGCAATTATTCAACTTACACAAAAAGATTCGTCTAACGATTCTTAATTTAATTTTCCTCAGCGGGTTTGCTTTTGCTGAACCCGTTGGGGAGATTTCTGAGTCTACAGGACTCGGATCAATTCTTAGAAATTCAGAAGAAGTTGGCAATCAGGTCAACACAGAAATCATATTAAAAGACGAAGCATCGACAGGTAATGGTCGAATGAAGATCGTATTCCTTGATGAAGAGGTCCTAGATATGACTGAAAATACATATGCATATATCGACGAAGCATATTATGATCCTAATCCAGATCTATCTCAAATGTCAATTAGAGTTGCAAGAGGTACAGCAAGATTCACATCTGGTAAAGGTAAAAAAATTAAAAAAGCAAACGTAAATGTAGGTACACCTACAGCACAGATCACAATCAAGGGAACAGATTTCACTACAACCGTAGATGAGATAGGGAGAACTCTTGTCATATTACTCCCAGATGAAACAGGCGAACAATCATCTGGTGAGATAACAGTTTTAAATGAGGGTGGTGAAGTAACTCTCACTCAGGCATATGAAGCAACTATGGTTTCAACATGGGAAACACCACCAACTCAAAGTGTTACACTCAATGGTGTGACACCCAATATAATCGATAACATGTTTATCGTCAATCCACCTCAAGAAGTGCAAGACAGAGTGGCAGAAGAGGCACAAAATGACCTTGATCAGGATCAAGGAATATTAGATGTAGACTTCTTAGAGTTCAATGAACTAGAACAAGATGCTCTCGCAGACACTACAGAAGACCTAGAGTTTTCTGAACTTGACATAGACATGCTAGATGTAGATTTCTTAACCGACTTATTAGATGTCGTAGAAGAATTAGAGAGAACAACAGTAGTATTTGGAGATGCACAGAAAGTATCTGCAGGTGACTTTTCACTTAAGGGTGCTAATATAGGATTCAACAAAGACTCTCAGTTTAATGTGTTCGTTCAAGATGGCGACTTATACTTCTATAGAAATGTCAATGGCACAATCGAAGTTATCATTGCACAAGGGGGAAGTGGATTCTTAGACGTGGGCGTAGAAGGATATCAAGGTATTATTGAATTCGGTGATGGTAACGGAATCGAAATTGTTATAAGACAAACTAACTAAATAGTACTAGGAGGCAACTTTTATGGATAGACTTAAATCTTTCATAAAGTGGCATGAGAGACAAACTGAATTCTTTACATATGAACTAGGTTTGTCACAATATCAAACCATGTGGATAGCATGGACAAAAGGTATATTAACAGTATTAATATTACAATGGATATTTTAAAGAAAATATTATTAACAATCATAGGGATATCAATTATCCCTATGACCTTATGGGCAGATGATAACGAGATATCACTTACACAAAGTGGTAATAACTTTTCATTAGAAATCAAACAAGTGGGATTCAACAATAAAGTAGGTATGTTAGATTCACAATCATATATCAACAATGCACCAGATTTAGATATACATATCGTTCAATACAACTTTACTGCTAATCAAAATCAGATTATCTTTGATGAAGTATCAGGTTCAAGTAATGAATTTAGACTA